AAGGTTAAGTTCCTGATCGGCTACAAATGCCGACTGATACTGATATCTGGAAATGATAACGACAGCTTGTGGAATAGATTCCGATTTGAAATATTCATACAAACTATCATAGACCTTACGATAGATTCGTGCAGGCTCAATATCAGAATTGGCTACACACCACTTCCGCATCTCACCAAAGTTCTTATCTTTCAGACACTTTACAAGGTCGCCAATCTTTCTCACATCGGATAGTTGAGCAACAATACTAGCGTCGAGATTGCCAGAACTAGAATAACGTTGAAGCTCATTAAGAGTACGCCGATAATCGGGAAAATACTTTTCAATGATCTTGGCAAGAACTGCCTTGTCATATGTTACCCCTTCTTGTGTGAGAATATTTTCCATGCGCTTCATCAACTGTGAAGCCATCTTGGCCTTCTCATCATTCTTCAATGCAAAGTCGATGACAGAACACCGAGAATGAAGAGCATCAATCAGCTTAGACTTGAAGTTACATGTAAAGATGAATGTGCAGTTTTCAGAGAACTCTTCAATGGCGCCACGAAGACCAGCCTGTGCTTCTGGAGTCAGATAGTCGGCTTCGTCTAGAATGATGACCTTACGACCACCTGTAAGTGATACAGTAGATGCATAACCCCTGATCTTGGTTCGCAGCATATCAATACCGCGTTCTTCAGAAGAGTTGATGAAGAGATGGTTGATGCCAATCTCTTCACACATAGCAGCAGCTACAGTTGTCTTACCGACACCAGCACTACCAGTTAGCATGAGATTAGGAATAGAATTGGTATCTACATATTCCTGAAACGACTTTTTCAGTCGCTCAGGAAGAATGCAGTCTGCAACAGTATGTGGACGATATTTCTCTACCCACAAAAATTCAGACATTACTTCATAACTCCATCATAGAACTCTTCAAACTGACGATTTTCTTCCTGCTCTTCCGAGTAGTTAGACTTAAAGTAGACCTTTGCCATACGGCGAACGATCTTCTTATCAACACCAGTCTTATCGCTAATGGTGTTCAATGTTTCCTTCTGAAAGTCTCGTTCAGAAGCAACTCGGGTCATGCTATCATTCAATTCACGAATAGCATTCTTCAACTCTGCCTTTTGAGTTTCGGTAAGAGAATTGATACTCACGAAAGGCTTGTTGTGTCCGATACCTGCCATTACTTGCTCTCCAGTGCAATGAAATACTTGATCTTGTTGTTCTTAGAAATAAACTTAGCAAAAGCGCCAAGCTGAATTTCAACATCATAATCGCCAGGGATCAACTTGATGTTGTCAACCTTGAATGATGCCGAGAAGTCTTCGCCATTGTAATCGTTCAGCTTGATAGATGCATGATTGGAAGTATCATTAGCCTTTTCATGCGTCTGCAAACGAATTTCTCCGTTCTTACCAACAACAGATAGATGAGTGAGACTATTCATGGCAGCAAGCTTGAGCAACTTTGAAAGCACGACATTAGTAAGAGTAAAGCTTACATCAACCTGCTTCAACTTGAGTTCCTTGTCTGGCGGAGAGACAATTAGATTTGGCGAACATGAATAATAGTTAAAAGAAATATCGCCATCATTCATGATCACAGCAAGATCACTGAACGTCATATCTGGATTGCTCAGTGTGCTAATGTTGCCAAGAAACTGATTGAGATCGTAAATGCCAAACTGCTCTGGCATAACATCTTCAAGTTCAGCTTCCACAAGAATAGACTTTTCAGGAGAAATGGTCTTCTGAACATTTCCCTTCTGAATAACAAGACCAGAATTGATTGTGGAAAAGTTTTTCAAGACACTCAGGGTGTTTTCACTCAGTTTCATAATATACTCCGTTTTGGGAATTTAGTTTACGCTGCTAGTATAGCAGGGTTTTTCGGGCCTGTAAAGACTCGAATCATATGTTCAATGTCAGATTCTAACATGGAAATTGCACCAACATTGTCTAGCTGATAATCAGTACCATGTCCGATCCATGCCCATTCAGAATAGTGTACAGGATAATCACACATCAAATCTGTATTGCTTTCAAGATTTGCTCTTCTCGCGGTTTCATACCACTCAGGATCATCACCACGCCTAACACGAACAACAAATCCACCCATCTTCTGAATGAAGTTCATTTCGTTTGGAAAACGAACATCAGGAATGACTACATTCTTATACATTCCAATCTTACGTTCTACAGACAGAACCCAAACGTCAGGATGAATTACATCACGACCAGCTTCTGTTCCAATAAGCTGGAGCATGTTGCGAGGAGTAATATACTTGCCAGTCTTTTCAGACCACCATTCATCTTTCGTTTCACGAAACTCTCTACTTTCATCAGTATCGCCCTCAAGAAGGGATCGCGGCCATCCGAAGATGGCCGCTGTAGCATCCTTTACTGAATCTGCAAAAGAGATTTTCGTGAAGTCTTTTTTATTCACAAGGATATCAGCAACAGTGCCTTTACCCGAACCAATAAATCCGACAACACCAATTATCATATTAGAGATTTCCTGTTAAAGCCGCAATTCTATTCATGTCACCGCTAAAGGCATAAGTGCCAATATGCTGAGTCTTCATCCAAGGACATAGCCATACTGATCCGCCGATCTTGCGCCAGTATTGACAGAACATGTAGTCTTCTGAGAGATAGCGATGAGAAGCATTCTTTTCAATCTCAAGAAGTTCCTTTGCTCTCTTAGAGACATCTGTTCCCTTTGCAGCATCTTCCATTAGACGATGCATGTCATCAAAAGTATAGTTCAAATCAATCACTGTGTCAAAGTATGCGTGAATATACCGAGAACCGTCAAAGTTTGCCTGACCGACATGATCTGGTCTATAGTTAAGCTTAGGATAGGCTTCCTTAAACTTATCAAACACATGACGCTTGACCAGCATGAATCCTGTGCCGATTTCCATAACCTCTAGAGGTTCTGAAACATTGAACTGCTTTGTTCCAGGAACAGGATTGAAAACATAATCGCCAACAAGTCCTTCAAGTTCCATTGGATTGATTGCAGGATTTTTGCCAGCGGCTCTTGCGATATTGCCCCAATTGATAGACTTCTTCGGATATGGTGCACCGATTACATCCTTGTCAAGGGCAATCAAAGCTAGAATGTCCTGAGGATCGTAGTGAATATCAGAGTCGATGAATAGAAGATGAGTAAAACCTGATCGTAAAAATTCATCAACAAGATAGTTGCGGGCGCGAGTAATTAGAGATTCGTTGAAAAGAAAAGAGAAGCGACATTCAATGCCATATTGCATACACATTGCCTGAAGATCAAGAGATGCCTTCATATAAAGACCGTGATTGTTGCCGCCATACATTGGCGTAGCAACAAATAGCTTACACTTTCTCAACTCTTCAACTTTAATTGATAATTCCATCTTTGAACTCCATAATAAAAAGGGATGCTACAGAACTATATAGCATCCCTTTTTGAACATGTCAATAAAAATTAGGCAGCAAAACGATAAAACATCTTGCGCTTACCGTTAACCTTACGGTAGTTGCTATAAATCTTATGACCTTCCATAGTGCGAAGATCATAGACGCGCTTGCTTACGCTAGCCTTCGGCACGCCAGTCAGACGGGCAATCTGAGCAACAGTGATGCCAGCACCCTTGGTATTCTGACGGAGAACCTTAGCAACCTTACGAATCTGAGACATTCAATAACTCCATAATGAAATGACCGCTTTGTTAGAACAGGCAATATGGCGCAGTCTTTTACCATATTGCCTGTATTATACACTAGGTACTACCTAATGTCAATTAGAAAGGCACCTCTTCATCAAGATTTACCGCAGTGGCAGTTTCAGCCGGCTTCGGATTGAGATTTTCGTCCAGCTTGAGATAGAGGTCGTAGAAGCCGCCCTTGGTGTCCACGTCGAAGCGGTTCAGACAAAGCTTGATTGCCTTCTCACGATCCTGACCGAAGATGGCGTAGGCTTCGCAGATATGAACCAGACGGCGAGTAGAGATGATATCGGAAACCGCACCGTCGTAGAACGCCTTGCGGATCATATCGGCCCAGTTGACCAGCTTGTCGGCAAAGTCCTTGTCTTCAATGCCAGAGGCACCGAGGACATTGTTGAGGATCTTGGCTTCGGTCTTGAGCGGCGGGTATTCCTGCTCAAACGTGATAGAGAAACGCTCAAGGAAAGCTTCATTCATCACGTTGGTACCGATGAAGCGGCCATCGTCCGAACCCTTACCCTTGGTGTTAGCAGTAGCAAGGATGTTGAAGCCAGGCGCGGGCGTGACCACGCGGTTGATCTTCTTGAGATAGATCGGCTTGCCCTCGAGGACAGGCTGGAGACACATAAGCTTGGCGTCACCAAGATCAACTTCGTCAAGCAGCAGAATTGCACCACGTTCCATGGCCACGATAACAGGGCCGTTCTGCCAGACCGTCTTGCCGTCGATAAGACGGAAGCCACCGATCAGATCGTCCTCGTCAGTTTCCTTGGTGATGTTGGCACGAACCAGTTCACGCTTTTCCTGGGCACAAATCTGCTCAATCATCATGGTCTTACCGTTGCCAGACAGACCAGTGATGTAAGTCGGATAAAACTTACCAGACTTGATAATCATGCGGACATCAGGGAAGTGACCGAACGGGACATAACCCTTA